TTGGCTGAATTTGAAACCATTGTATTGTACTCTTGTATGAATGCATCTGAACCGTTATGAATCACAAGGACTTCACTATTTTGAACTTCGTTTGTTGTTGTGTTGTTTACACTAATATAATATTTTGCACCTCTGTAACTAGCATGGGCAAAAGTATCTAAGTTTGCCGCGGCTGAATCCAAATCTGCAACCACTATGGTTGATGTAGCGCCTTCACTGAATCCTGATGAATCGTTGTCTCCTAGGCCAACTCTCCAAAATGTAAGAGCCGTTTCGCCTGGCAGTGAAGAATCAGAAAGTTCTCCTGCTTGGCCCAATAGCCTTACTTTTCCAACCGCAGTTCGTACATCAGTTGCCTGTGTTATTATTGCGTCGTTATTTTGAGTCTTAATTATTTGAGATGTTCCACTAAATGCATCAAATGTACTACCATCTTCGGTCCCTTGTAATACCGGAGTTTTAAATGTTGAAAAATGTATTGAACTGTCTGTTGAAGAATGTCTTTGTAACACATGATACCATGCACTATCATACTTGCTTTGGTCAAATTCATCAATTACACTCTGTGTTGATGTGATTGATTCGTGTGCCCCCACAGCTTCACTTGGAGTTTGTTCAGTAAGAGTGGTAAATCCAATTGTGTTTTGTGCATCTAGTATGGCAGATTCACTGAACGAAATAGGAACAGTATCAAATGAAAGTGTCTTTGAACCATCTGTTTTTAAAAATTGTCCTGTACCTCCATCAGAGGCTGGCATTGGAAATCCATTTACAACAACAGTTCCACTTCCACTTCCAGTAAATTCTATGTTATCATTTGATAGTCTTGCTTTGACTGTGTTATCTGTAATTATTGCTCCAGATGATGAAATGGTTTTGTCACCAATTGTTAAAGCAGTGAATGTTCCTGCACCGGGTGTGGTACCACCAATTACTACATTATCTACAGAACCACCGTTTAAATCAATAGAACCAAACTGAACTTTTCCTGTGCCGGCCGCTTTGATTTCTAAATTTGCATTACTTTGCGTAACTTTAATTACGTTATCAGTTAGGCTTAGATTTGAATCTATTGTTAAATTAGAAATATTTACAACTCCAGTGCCGCCAGGTGTAAGTCTTAAATCAGCATTAGAACTTGTTGTGATAATATTATCATTGAATGTTATGTTGTCTATAGGTACAGAACCAACAAAAGAACTTTGTCCCGAGGATCCATCATTGGCTGACATGCTACCAAAAGTTGATAGGCCAGTAACATTTAAATTTCCTGATGTAGATAAATTTTCATTTCCAAAACTGATTGCTCCTGAACTGTCTGTTATGGAACCATCTGCAAAAGTAAGATTACCAAATGTTGAACCTGATCCTGCTGTGAGTGTGCCTGTGGTAGAAAGTGTTTCATTTCCAAAACTGATAGCTCCCGAACTGTCAGTGATTGATCCGTTTGCCAAAGTCAAAGTACCAATTGTGCTACCAGTTCCTCCTGATATTGTACCACTGCTTGTCAATGTTCCTTCCACGTTTAATGTGCCATCAACATTTAAATTTTCATTGATATTGATTAGAGACGAATCATCTGAACTGATAGTAGTTCCTGCTGAAAATCCAACATTGGCAATTGTGACCTTGCCTGTGCCGTGAGGTATAATTCTTATGTCATCGTTAGTGCGAGTGGCTTCTATATTGTTATCATTTATTCTTATTGCTGGAAATACAATTGATCCTGTGCCGGATGCAAGTAAGACTAAATCTGCATTTGATGACTTTGTACGTATTGTGTTGTCCAGGAATGATATATCTGAATTAACAACATCAAAGTCATACACATCACTGAAGTTATTGTTAATCTTAGCACCAGCTACACTAATTGTATCACCTGTGCCGTCATTAGCACCATTACCTATATCTATTACTTGTTGAGCCATATTGACTAATATTTAGTGGATTTTGTAGTATATGTTTAAAGGCTATTAACCAGCACTGACTTTTAACGTGCCAGAATCGTTGAATAATTGACCCGCGTTTGATGGATCGCTTGTAGGTAGATTTGCCATTATGACTTTTTGTGTTAGCAATTCAATTGCACCTGTACCAGAAGCATCAATCTGTAGATTGGCATTTGATGCAGATGTTGTAATTATGTTGTCTGTGATGCTGATACCATCATCCACATTCAAAGTTCCTGAAACTTTTGCACCTGTGTGTGTTACTCTAAATCTTTCTGCTAGTGAAGAACCATCGTGTGTTTTAACGAAAACTGTGTTTGACGTTCCGCTTGTACCATCCATCATTAATTCTGCTCTTACATTTCCGCCGGATTGTTGAAAACTAATTCCAGGCGTGTTTGCGTCAGCAGTTCTTTGCAGTGTTACGTTTGCGGCGGCAGTTTTGATGTGCAGTGAAGTGTCAGGCGAACTTACTGATCCTATACCCACCTGTCCACCTGCTTTCAACAAGATATCACCTGTGCCATTATTCTCTATTGTGATGTCTCCATTTGCACCGTCTTTGATTTCTATGGTTCCTGAATCTGTTCCACCATTTGTGCTTAATGTAAGATCACCTGTGCCAAGTGTTGTAATGACAGCATTTGTGTCGTTGACACCTACTATTAATGACCCATCGTTGACATGAACATTACCTGTTCCGTTTCCTGAAAGAGTTAGATCACCGTTGGTGATTAATGATGTGATTGCGTCGTCTGTAATCTGCAATTGATCTACTTCAACAATACCTGTTCCGTTAGGTTGAATTACAACATCACCGTTTGTGGTTTCATTTGTCAGCCTTCCGCCCAGTCCTGACTCTGACAAATCGTCAAATACTTCTATAAAATTGTCGTTGATTTTAGTCATGGCAGTACGTAAAGTATCGCCAGTTGCTGTATTTCCTTCTATTCCTACGTCTATGTTTAATCGTGCCATATTATGTTTATGTGTATTTATTAAATACTTTTGATGTTCATCGAAACTTTAAAAACGATGCGATTGTATGAACGCCAAAGCAAATTGGGTGTGTATCACACCTTTCACCGTAAAAACACCATATACTGTTTCAAATGTGATTCGTGTGGCGATACATTTTTAAGACCCAGAGCACAAGTGGATCCAGAGCGTGCTTCCAATGATTACAAACATGTTTGTTCTTACTGTGATAGCAAAAAGTTTGCACAAAAAGTAGGTGTTAAAATGAGACACATCTACAAGCTAGATGCCAGTAGCACACACACTTTATAATCTACGCCATTTAATTTGATCAATATTGTCTGATGACCAACGTTCTAGGTCGCCGTATGTGCCTACTTGAATGTTAGGTTGATCAAAGTAATATTTCAAGAATGGATTGTACTCTAAATATTCTTTTCTATTAATAAAATAAAAATTTGTTTTTGGATATTTTCTCAAAGTCTGTCTCAAATGATACATCCATTCGTATTTTAGATATGCTTTCATACTGATCCTACTTGGATAATTTTCTGTGTTTTTATAAATGTTGTTTTGTTCTCTACTGCTACTGCCATCCTTAACAGCATACTCCCATTGTCGAGATCCTAGTATATCAAAACCTAAGATGACTACATTTTTAACTCCTGAATCTGCCGCTAATAAAACTGCTGAACAACCACTGCCTCTTGCAAGACTAAAATCAAGTGTTCTTATTTTGCCACCATTTTTAATATTGCCGCCACGCCAAATTCTATATAATTTAAGTCCTTTTGGAATGTCATTTTCTTGGTCACCTTCTATGATCCAATTCCAGTTGACTAAATCTTCAGGGCCATGTATTTTTATTTTTTGATCTGTTGTATTGTGCCATTCCTTTAATTCTTCATACATTGGAGGATTTACTGCAACAATTTTATCACACAACAAAGGATAATCACGATAGATGGCATTGCAACCCCAAATCACGCCTTTGTCTTTTAAATGTTCTATTGGAAATATATTTCTTGATTCACCGTTGCCTATTACAAATGCTGTGTTCATTACACCCCAAATGATTCTCCACAACCACAACCTGATTGTGCGTTTGGATTTTCAATTGTGAATTGTGATCCAAATAATTCTTCTTTCCAATCAATTTTGGTACCTGCAACATACATCATAGATGTTTCGTCTACAACAAATCTAGTTGGACCTTCCCATTCTACAACTTCATCGTCCTTACTAATGTCTTCTTTGTTTTTTATGAATCCCCAGTCATATTTGAATCCTGCACAACCGCCACCTTTAACAGCAAGGCTAATTGCATAGTTGCTAGGATGTTTTTCCATCATCTTTGTCATTTGATGTTTTGCTTCGTCTGTGATATCAAACCATTTCATACTATTAATTATCAATCTCCTTTACCCATATTTGAAATTCCTACTGCCAACCAAAATCTCATAGCTTCTTTTTCGTCCTCAAAACTCATATATGCTCTTTGATGCTCCCAATGATTGACTGGACTTATCCTCCCGTCATCTTCAAACCACCAACCCCATTTGTGTTCACAGTTTTGTTCACACCATTCGATGCATTCACCATTTATGCCATTAGTATGCATATCGATATCATAGGTAAATTGTTTTTGATAACCTACTTCTGCATCTTTACTTTGCCATTTTTTACCAACTTGTGGCATGTTCCACACTCCATTTTTTAGCACTGCATTTCTCAAAACATTCTTTTGGGCCTTCTCCAAAAACTAAGTCAGCAAATAATTTTTGCCACATTGGATTATCAAGTACCTCAGGCAATGTTTTGTTCAAATCAATATAATTAAAAATATTTTTATTGTGTTGGTACCTTAAAGCTGTCCAACAACAAGGATAAAAGTTTCCTTCAGCATTGATATACAGTCCCTTGTTGCCAATCATGCACAATGGAATAATAGATTTATGTTCTGTTTCTTCCGCAGTGAATCTTTTCGTGAAAATATCAACACAATTATCTTGCCATTTTTTATCTGAAAGAGAAATTGATTTTCTTGTAAATCTTCCTGTTGCTATATACTGATCACTGGGTTGAAGAGGATCGTTGGCAGGGTAACTATCATAGTTCTTTCCAAATTTTGTGCTTAATGTCAATTGAAAATTATCAAATTGTAATGCTTTGGCCATCTGTTGCATGTCCAAGATTTTATTTTCATTAAATTTAAATGCAATGGCCGCCCAAGTTTTATAGGCTGTTGTGTTTTTCAGCACTTCAATACCTAGCATTATAGATTGCCAATTGCAATTGACTCTATAGATATTGTTTGATTCTTGATCCCACCCATCTAGTGAAAAATGTATATGATCTTTTTCATTTAAGACATTATCTAGCTCTTGCCACCATGCTTTTGTTTTATAGGAACCATTAGTGACAATAACAAATTGTACATTCTTATTATTTTTCCTAAACCAGGCTAATATTTTTAAAAGGTCTTTGGTGTATATTGGATCACCATCATCACCACAAAATGTTAATTTTTTAACCTGTTGTAAAAGTTTTCCCGTGAAGTTTTTTTTGAACCACTCAAGTGTGAGTTCTTTATTTGTAAGTCCTTCTGGTACCTCTTGCCTTGTGCATCTTGGACATTTTAGACTGCATTTAGAACAACTTTCAATATGCCAATGTTCTATTGGCCAATTATTAATGTTTTTAAACATATTATACCCAATTTTTCACAACCCATTCGTCAGCACAATTAAAAGGTTTTGGCTCTCCGTGAAACACTGCAACTTTATTTCCTGGAACAATTTTAGCAGGTTTTTTAAAAAACTTTTTGCCATCTTTTGATAGTAATTTTGTATCTTTAAACCCAATCATTTCCCATTTATAACTTCTAATCCAGTCATCCGGAAACCAATTGATGTCATCTCTTGCCCTTTTCATTATCCAATCTTGATCTCCATGATTTTGAGACATAATTTTTTTGGAATCTATTTGAAAATCGTCCCAAAGATAATTCATAGTACCTGCTTGCCAACGTAGGCAACTTGAATTAGATTGTTTCCAATCTGGAATACGACATCTATTGAAGTCTCTTATGATATGAAACTTACCTGGATTATGTGTGAATAAAGAATCAATATTATCAAAAACAACAACATCAAGATCAAAATACAAAATATTTCCTTGCAGTGGAAAGTCTGCACTAAACATCCACAATTTACTCCACCAAGTTTTTATTCCAGGGTGGCTAGGAAATCTAATTACATTAATATCAGAGTCTAAACCGTTGGGATCATCTGTAATACAATGAAATTGATAATCAACAGTGCAGTTACGTTCCTACATGTTTTTCAACACATTAGCATATTTTGAAATATACTTGTTGCCCCATTTAACGCATACTACGTGATTCATATCCTACTTTCAAATAATCAATTTGTAATTGTTTCCAATCATCGCTTTCCAATGTATATGGAAAATTATTTTCACAATGTACTGAGCCAACTACACTTATGTTTTTTATATTTAAATTATCTTTCATGATGTCATAAACTTCTAAGAATGTTTTGTTTTCAAATCCTAATTTCATATCTACTTGTCCTAGTTTAATATATCCCAATGAAAGTTCTGAGTCATCCCAATCGTAACCGTTTAGTTCTAGCCAATGTCGAAAACCATCCATTTCATGTTTTTTCCACTGGTATGAATCTTCACCAATTGTTTCTCCCCATTCTATATCAAATTCTCCAGAATAATATTTTTGATGATTGATCTCTGAACAAAGTGCATCTGTCATTTTAGGCCCATGTTCATCTCGGTACACTTCAAACAAAGTTTTACCAACTTGCGACCAGTGTAGATATACACCCCCTAATTCTCTTTTATAACGATTTTGTTTGAAAAGTTCAAAATCTTCTTTGTGTAGATCGTATCTTGGAGCATTTAAAAAAGTTGTAATTTGTGAAGGCCTCATCCATTGAGGATCAAAATGTTTTTTCCTATAGGCATCCACATAACCTTCTATTTCATGACAAAGATTATTCAATTGCCTTATGCAGTATTTTGTTTTGTAATCGGCTTGTGTATAGTATTTAGAAATGCCCCATGCACTTCCTTGTAATTCTTCAAAGTGCCTATGCAATAGATTACAAGCATCATGTTTTAGTCTATACTCATTACTTTTTGGGCCTTGAAAATCCTCATTCTTAAAATATGTTATAGACTCATAAGGCGGATTAAACTTAAATGCATTAATTTGTTCTATAGCATTGTTAAGTTCTTCAACTAGATATTTCAAGTTTCTATTTGAATCGGCCCAACCAAGCCAACAAAAGTTTTTTTCCAGTATTCTTTTATGTTTAAGATTATCCTTTAGGGCCTCTATCCATCTTTTGCCTAATGGAGTATCATAGATATTGATACTTAATTGTTTATCGTTGAGCTGTAGAACAATATTGTCTGATAAAAAATTAGTTTCTTTTGTAGATGGCACTGTTTGCTCCGTGTTCCATACACTCTACACTTTCTACAAAACATCTACCGTCCGTTTTTTCTTTAATCAACTGATCTGCAAAGTCAAATGCGTGCTTGGCAAACATTTCTGCACCAACACCATCAAACATTCTCACTTCGGCAAGATCATGTTTTTCAAGTTCCATTAATCTTTCTAACTGTGGATCTTTTTTATCCAATGCTAATTTATGATCAAAGTGATCTTCAAGCCATGCCTTCAAAGGTTTAAGTTGAATAGTAAGTCATCTTTTCTCCTTAATGATGACTTGCAGAGTGTTTATAGAGGGATGAAAGTCTTTAAGTCCTCTCATTAGTGTAACCTTTTCTTTACATCTTCAAGGTCAAGTCCTAATTCTTCCGATGCTGATCTAATTCTCTCTGTCAGCTCATTTGGTATATTTAATTCACCATCTATAATACTTTTAAGAAAATGAATCAGCACAGAAAATTCCGGCTTGTTTGCAACAGTTTCAGGATCTACTCCGTGTTTTTCCATAGCGTGTAGCATGGCCTCTGTAACATCAAGTAACGAATTTATACTTTTTTTATGCTTGTCAAAGTGTGGCATTACACAATTATTTTTGGCTTGTCAATAGTTTGAATTTTAGAGAATACTTTTTTGTATTCACCTTCAATTTTGTCATTAACATGAGCCGCCGCAGTTATTTTATCTCTGGCAATATTGATAGGTGCTTCTTGTTTAGCAGTTGAAAAAAATGTCCCAAATGCCAACCCTTGTGGCCCTTGCATTAATACTAATCCATTTTTTATACTGATAGTTTCTGCACTTTGCGTTTCCAAAGTACATACAACTTCTTCTCCAGAGGCTAATTTTAGAGTAATAAGATCTCCATCTTTTATATTTTCAAACATATTACTATTATAAAGATTATTTTGTATTTGTCAATTGTTTATTGATCCACTTTGCAAGACCTTGATAAGATTCTTGAAAGACGTTTTTATGTTTCTGCCAACTGTCTGGCATTTTCCAGTTTTCTTCGTTTACTATTACCCATCGACAATCTGAATATTCGAAGAGTTTATCAAATTGGTATATCCAATATCTTGGATCTACAGGTCTTTTAATATATGTGTAACCTTGGGATCCTTTGTAGATATTGTTTACGTTTTCCGGAATTTTTTCTTCACCAAGGCCCCATAAGTCCATAGCTATTAAAAATATTGCTTTTGGTTTGAATTGCATTCCAACTAAAGCGGCAAATTGTCCTGTTCCCCAATGAAATGGTTCGTCTTGTCTTTTGTCACCCTCGTAGGGCAGGTCTGGAACTTTTTTCACATTAGGCCAAAATGCAAATTGCTTATACCAATTTTCTCTAGTGTATACTGTGGTGTTTTTTCCAACTGTGTTTACTGCTTCTTGACACATATGCCGATCACATGCAACCACATAATCTAGATTATGATCACGAAAAATTGCATTACAACCTACCATAGTGGTAATACCTTTGAGTGGTGTGATATCAAACCCACGTCTACTTTCGCCGTTTCCTATTACACTAACAAACTTGGTCATAATGCTATTTAATCACCCCTTTAAACACACACAGACGTCTTTATACTGCTGGTAAAATTGTTTTGTATCAAGTGTAGTCTAATCATTATATGCTACTAATTTCCATATAGTTTTGTATTGATTCCATGCCTTTTGTAGTGCTGGATATTTGCGTCTTAATTTAATTGCATCTACTCCAATCATCTCCTGTTCATACATTTCTTGTTCTGTATCTTTTGCCAGTTGAGATTGTTCTAGTAATTTCTTATCACCATTTGGTAATTCTTGATACACAGTTTCTCCGCCATCTGGAGACGTGTACATAGGATTGTTTACCAGCCGCTTCTTTTTTCTAAAGCCTCTACCTTTTTTGTAAGCCATTCTATAACCTTCATATTTTTTTCTTTTTTAGATAATTCACCCAGTAACTCTTTTAACACTAAAAAATATTGCCATTCTTTTGTGCTGAGATTTGGGTTTTTCATTAATAATGCTTTCTATGATCAGCACCTGGGTGGGCGTGTCTCATTCCGCCTATTTCTTTACTGTCACCATCGTGTCTTGGTATAAAATGTATGTGTGGCCACATAATAGTTTGTCCAGCACACACTCCCATATTCATTCCTACATTAAAACCTTTCATCTTGCCTTCTTTTATCCATTCGTTACCAACAAAATATGCTAATTTGTAACTTTCTCCTATGTGTTCAGGCGTGTCTTCTTTTGGAATAAAAAGTGTATGCCCTTTTACACAAGGATATAAATCTTTGAATACTGCCGTGTGCTTGTTTTCAAAGATTGGTTCGTCATTACCAAGCCATGTGGATTCTTCGTAGCGGTCAATCTTCTCGTATGCTTTCTTGAAGGTATGTTTTAGCGATGGCATTAGTTTCTATTACTCCTATACTTATGTTACTAGAGTTTGGTCTGTATTTCAACCTTATTTCTTTCCATAATTTTGTAGTCGCTACGCTAGGATTGTGTGATTCAAGAGCCAAAAGTTGCACGATAGCTTTTCTCACTTTCTCCGCTGGGCCATGTTTTTTACAAGTGTCTGATCTACCAACATGTACTACTTGGTCTCCCACTTTAATTTTGTAAACACATTTCAATTTGATCCATTTTGTCACTGGAGTTTTACTGTGTTTAATTTTGTAATTTTTTACAGTGTAAAGATCATTAATAGAATACCATTTTATATTTGTCATATTAAATTAACTGATTGAATATTATCAAAATTGCGTAAATGACTTAATATTTCTTTTTCATTTAAGTCTGTTTCTAAAGACGCTAAAGGAATATGTCCTGTGGTTAATCTTATATCATTTTCGCTGTAACCTTTTGTTTCAAGATAATGTTTATTTTGTTGTGCGTACTCTTTGTATTTTTGTTTACGTTGTTTTAATTCAATATCTGTTTCTGTGTTAAAAAGAATATTACAGTCAGCACTATAATGTAGATTAGGAACAATATCATGATGATGTTTATCATTGTCCATAGCCAAAGCTTCAAGGTTTTTTCCTACATCAGAATACAAAGTGTAAAGTGTCCCAAATTTTCTGGCATCAGTAAAAAGTTTGTAATCATCATCACTAAATGTATTAATTTTTGGCAGATCAAACCAAACTATTCTAATTTTTTTAGTTGTGGTATCATGCGATTCACATAGATGCACAAACTGATTAATTTGACTCAATAAGTTTCTGAAATGTTTTGGTTTATTTTCAAACAAAGGATTGGTTAACCATTCGTCTAGTTGCCCATGATGTTTTTCAAAAATACTGTGTATCTTATTAAGGGTATCCTGGTCGTGAATGTTATCTAATTTACAATCAAATAGTTTTTCATAGGAATTAATTTCAGTTATAAGATCATTAATTTTAGTCACCAACAATTCCTTATTCATACGATCATTCAAATTATAAAAAGCCCAGGGTTCACTTATAGGATATTGCAATTGCTGTGCTAACAAAACACAGTTGATCCATTTTGCTACAAAATTATTATTACATAATTTAAATTTTAAATCAAAAACATTGGAATGATTATTTTTTTTAGATAATCTTATGACAACATATTCAAATTTATGTTTCATTCTTATTACTTTTTTTTTATGCCCAATTCCTTATATACCTTTTGAACTTTTTTAGCTTGAAAATAACAATCTGCTAAAGCATTGTGTAAGTCTTCTCTTTTTTCATTACTATCTCTTGGAACCAAGCTGAATAAAGTTCTTGAGTCTCTTATTTGCCAGTACTGCCATGGCACTGGATGTCCTAGCTGTTTATATATATCTTGCAAAATTGCGTAATCAAATAAAGGCCCTTGGCACCAAAATACATCAACGCCTACGCTCCATTTGTTAATAGTCTTGATCATTTCTTCTAAGCTTATACGATCCTTATCTCCTAATGCTTCTTCTCTGATCTCTTCCGGCTGAGTTGACCACCAGTCCAAAGTTTCCTGCATTACATCTCTACCAGTTTTGGTTTGTGAATCAACATCTACTTTAAAATACATTCCTTGTGACGGCTCTACAATATTATATGGATCAAATTTCACACCGCCAACTGTTAAAATTGTTGCGTTTGGATTTGTACTTAAAGTTTCCAGATCTATCATGGCATGTATCATGCCTATATTATACTATGTTAAATTTATTGTGTCAATTATATGGCAGTCTGCTCAGGGTCGTTACCTGGTAAATCCAGCTCAATCTTACCACCATTTTCTATGTAGTCGTGATATGCTTTGGATTCTTCAGCAGTCATACAGTAAATGTTTCCTGCACTATCAGGGTATGCATCTTTCATAAAACTTGCAACCCCACCGGCGGTAGAAATGCACTCGTCATATGTTTGATACCAAACACTGTCATCAAATACAGCTTGACAGACATCCTGTGCGAAACAGATTATCATTACCATCATGAATTTCATTTATTTCCTACCCCTCAAAAGTATTTAAATGATTCAATCGAGTAATAATACTACTAGTTCTTCTTTTTCTTAAGGGTGCGTACTTTTGTACGAAGGCGAATTAAATCATTATCCAACATGCGGATACGATCAATCAATGCAATTAAGGTTGTGCTGGTTGAGCCCAGCTTTGGAGTAATTTCTTTTGTGATGTACTGCCAAAGATACCAAATAAAATACGCTAGAAAGAATACAGCAACAATTGGAAATCCATAATCCTGAATAATAGTTGTGACTGATATAGTTTTATTTGTTATGTCCATTAATCTTTTCTCGCATCTGTTTTTCCGTCTGCTCTTGATATTCTATCTGTATCAATTTCTAAACCTAATTGTTCAGATACTTCTTGGTCAATTTTAATAATATCGTTGTTCATAGTTTTAACACGATTATCTAACTGCTTTATTACAGATTCAATAAACTTAATTGAGTTTACTATACCATTCAAAATATATTTGATAATAAACAGTATGAATACACCCATACCAACCGAGGCCGCTATCGGTAATCCTAATTCTGCAACTAATTTAAAAAATTGATTCATTATATGTGTATTTAATTATTAATAGTATACACCTTTACTGGCTCGGTTTTGCCTTTAACAGTAATACTATCAATGTAGTTAAAATTATAATTTAACTTGGCCGCCTTATATGTGTTTTCACCAACAACAACTGTCTTACCAAGTGTTTTTGAACTGCTTTCTAATCTTGCCGCCAAGTTCACAGCATCACCGATCACACTATAATCAAATCTTTGATCAGAGCCCATGTTACCCACCAGAGCTTCACCTGTGTTTATTCCTATACCAATATTAATTTGTGGTAAATCTTCTGCTTTTAGTTCAGCATTCAAAATAGCTAGTTCTTTCTGCATGTCAATTGCACTTTGAATGGCACAATCTTCATGCTCTGTGTTTTCAATAGGTGCATTCCAAAATGCCATTATGCAGTCGCCCATAAACTTGTCTATGGTTCCGCCATTTTTTATTATGATATCTGTCATTCTGGTCAAGAATCTGTTAATCAACTTTGTCAATCCTGCAGGATTGTTTTTGTACTGTTCAGAGATGGGTGTAAAGCCTCTAATGTCAGAAAAAAGAAATGTCATGGTCTTAGTTTCACCACCCAATTTTAATAGTGTAGGATCTTTTTGTAATTTTTTAACCATACCAGGGTCAAGATAGTGTTCAAATTGTTTTTTAATTTGCTTTCTTAATCTGCTTTGTGTGGCAAAATTATTAAATGTAGTATGAGACCAGATCAAGAAAATGTAAAGCACTGCCCAACTAGGATCTACCAACCAACCTTTGTTCACATAAGCATAAAAAGACGCATAACTTATTCCACCTAATACAAAAAATAGCAAAGGTACAGAAAATAACACAGATACTCTCGGCACTAACAATATCATTAATAATCCTAACACTGCCATAAACACAATTTCGTATGTGTCTGCCTTAGCAGGTCTCGACAAATATTCTTCTGTTAACAAAGTGTCTAAGGCCTGTGCTGTAATCATTTGATCAGTGGTCAATCCATGCGGAGTATATTTCAACACACTCAATCCTGCGGCATCTAAGCCAATTACAATCATTCTCTTTTGTATTTTGTTTATATCAATGTCGTCTGACATCAGTTCTGTCACACTCATCTGCACATATTTTTTTGGATCTGCATAATTGATGTACATTTCTCCGTTTTGATTTACAGGAACTCCGTTACTTTTGTTTACTAATATTTCTTTAATGCCTGATTCATTGGCTACAACTTTTATTCGTTTGGAGCCAAAAACAAATCTCACATTTTCCACAATCATGCTTGGATATATTTTGCCTCCTACATTTATAAGCATTGGCATTTTTCTCACAACAGCATCAGGTTCTGGAGAAGTTACATTTACTCCTACACCAGTGGCCCCTGCCATGATTCTGCTGTGTGGAGGCACAATGCCTGCGTATTCGTACAGCCACGGAAGCACATCACCCTTTTTAATAATTTGTGTAACACTGGGCAAGTTTTGATCTGCTTCGTTTTTGACACTCATCATCAAAATAGCATTTGCACTGTCTTTCATTATCAAAGCAAACACGCCATCTGTGTCTAGTAGCACCTGTGCCAATTGTTCTCTGTATTCATTTGGCATGGGCATGGATTTCAAATATTCAACACCACTCATTCTGTCTGGCTCAGCAAACAAGATATTGTAGTTCACAACTCCTGCACCGTAAGTTATAAGTTTTTGATGCACAGCGGCCACAATGTGTCTTGGCCATGGCCATTGTCCATAGCGTTTTAGATCTGCTTCTGTGATATTGATCACTGTGACAGCATCACTGACTTTAGTTCTAGGAGATACTTTTTGAAAATAATCCCACGTTTTGTACCTCAGTGTTTTTACATAATCGTTGTTGTCCAATCTTACACCTAACAATACTATTGCAAATACTATCACCATCCATATGCTTGTAAATATTCTCATCTATTTTTTCAATCCAAATGCACTGCCTGTCAACAAAGCCCCAAATGCCAAATGGAACAAGCCACCCATTTGTAATGTGTACGGTGAATGATGTCCTGTCAATTTTTTAAGCCC